CTGGTCGTCCGAGGATCGCTTCGATATTTGGGAAAGTGGTCACTCGCCGCGGCCGTTATGCCATGAGTTCGCGAGCCTCGTCGATAACCGCCAGTCAGCATCGCGCGGCAACTCGTTATCGGCAAGACCGTCCCAGCGTTCCTCAAAGTAACCGGCGTTCGCTGCGTGTGTTCGCGCATTGTGCGCCTTCAGATGCGGGGACGCTTCGATGGTGCTGGAGTTGTCGTGCTGAACGTGAGCCGACGATCCGGCGAAGCCGATGCCGCAGACTTGCGCGCGTCGCTGCCAGTCCATGTCTTCGCAGTACGCTGGGTAGAATCGCTCGCAGAACAAGCCGACCTCGGCAATGGCTCGGCTGCTGATCCAAGTGCAGCACCATCGAGGGTTGCCGGCTTGGAGAACGTCTACTCCGTCAGTCTCGCCGGCGAACACCGAGAACCCGCCATCCGTGAAGTACGCGTCCGAGTTCAGCAGCAACCAGCCGTCCGATTCTGGTGTCGCCTTTATCCCTAGATTCCAACTCGTCGCAACGCCGAGGTTTGACGGCATCGTCAGCAGATACGTCTTATCAATGCCTTCCATCTGCCCTTCGGTCTGCCACATTCGTAGATCATCGTCACCGATTCCATCGCCATTGTCGATAATGATTAGCCGCTCGACTTCGCCGAGGCTGCCGATCGCACGCTCCAGCAGGTCGTACCGGTTCAAGACCGGGATGATGACGGTCGCTAGTCGGCTCATGCCGCGGCTGGATCCCACGCGGCAAGCTGCTCCAACGCGGGACGCCAATAGTTTGCGTAGACAACATCCGCATCGTAGTCGGCAGCGAAGTCGACCGCCTGCTGGCTCGGTCCGCGCTCGGCAGCGTACGCTTCCTCTAGCGCGTCAACGATGCGCGGGATCATTGGGGTGGCGAACCACGCGTCTTGGTACGGGTCCCAGAGCGGCTGTACCTCGACCGCCCATCCATCGCCAACCAATTCCGATTGGGCTGTCCAGTCAGAAACTATCACTCTTGTGCCACAGGCCTGCGCCTCGACTACAGGCACACCGAAGCCCTCGCCAGCCGATGTAGCCAGCAACACGTCGGCGGCGCTGTAGAGCGACGCTAGCGCCTGCTGTGGCAGGTTCATCCGATAGAGGTACTGGTCGACAAAGCAGACCTGATTCTCCGGGATACCGCACCCGCGAATCAGGGCGCGCAAGTCTACGCCAGTCGCAATCGCCGACGCCTCGGTGTGAAGGTAAAGGATCGCATCAGGATGATTGGCGGCGAAGATTGAGAACGCCAACAGGTTCTCGCCGAAGCACTTGCGGACTGGCGTCCTGCCCTTATTCGCGGAGTTCATCATCACCACGAAGCGATCAGACTTGACGCCCATCAGTTCATGACCCGTGACAAGGGTGCCATCCGCATCGGCGAATGATGGTGTCGGCTTGAAGACCGGCTCGACAGCGTGCGGAACATAGATCGACTCGATGCCATCGTCCGCCATCATCCGCTCGGCAAATCGGCTCATCGCGATCGGCTTGACGTTCGGACGCTTCAACCATTGCAGCACCTTCGGCGGTGCTGGCTGGTGATCGATTGGCGCCCACGCGGCGATCTTCGGGATCTGCTTTATGCCCGGATTCTCTAGCGCCCACACGTCAAACAAGATCACGACCAGGCTGGGGAGCTCGGTCCCGTGCGCCCAATGCTGCGCGTGCGCGTTCAAGATATCATCGCTATAACCGGAGATCCCGCATGGATACAGCTTTACCCCACCATTCCAAGTAGTCTCCGCGCCCTGCAAGCCATAGTTGCACGCGATTGCTACTTCGTGCTGATCGCGCGTTAGGCGCTGAACAACCTGCGCCGTCTGGACGCCGTAGCCTGTAGCAGAAAATGGAGCGTTCGAGGCCCAAAGCACGCGCTGCCGCGTCACGCCCTCGGCTTGTGGTGGTGCTGGTGGCTTTGTGTGCTTCGCCTGTTGGCGTCGCGTCGCGCGATTCGACATACTCCCCCGTCCAAAAAAAATAGTGGCTACCCGACAAACGATCTGCCGGGTAGCCACCATTCTACCTATCGATCAGGATGCGCCACCGATGAAGTGGTTGACGTGACTGACCTGCGGCAAGTTGCCGTCCACGCGAAGGATCGTGCGGAGCGTGACCAGATCCGTCGAGAACGCGAAGTCACTCGAAGAATCGACACGAATGCCGCCGACCTGACGAACGTAGTAGCTGGGAAGATGGCCAAAGATGACGCTCTTGGCCGCAGTACCGGCATCAGCCATTGCTGGGTTCTCGTAGAGCGGGAAGCCGAGCAGCGTGTCGGGGGTGTTCTCATTGAGGCGAGGCGCGAAAACGTAATTCCCGGCCGTATCTTTGAGCTTCCTGACAGCACCGATGGACTTGCCGTTCATCATGTAGCCGGCACCCGGCAACATGCGCGCAGCGCCGTCAACCGAGTAGGCCAGATCGATCAGGTTGTCGGCGGTGAATGCACCAGAAGTACCCGTGCCACCAGTAACGCCGAGGGTCGAAGCGGTAACGATACCGTTCGGCTGCGTCGTGGCCGTGCCAGTTGTCAAGGCCGCATTGACGTTGAAGCCAATGCCTTGTCCAACCTGGTCGGCAAGGAAGCCGAGGATGTCGACGCCGGAGTCTTCGATCATCTCACGCGAAACCTGCACGAGATACGAAAACTTGAACGCGCTCATCGTGATGAATGCCGAGAATGCAGGATCGCTCTCGCCAATGGCCGCGGCTTCAGTAGCAATCGTTGCAGCCGAGTAGGTGTTGACGCGAGGGATCTGGAGGTTCTCGCCGCCGGCAGTCGTCAGGACTGTCGAGGTGGTGAGCATCGGACCAACAAGGCGAGCCTTGAGAATGATCTGATCATAAAACGAAGTTGCTACTGGCGCTCCAGTATTCGTCTTCAGAACGTCGCGCTTCTCAAACTCAAGCGAACGAATCTCGCCGCGAGCAAGGCTACGGATAGCCTCAGCATCGTCGTCGTCAGCAGGGGCAACCTCGTCCGTGCGGACGCTGGCAGCAGCAACGTCGAGGCGCTGGGCGCGCTCTTCGTCCTTCGTGATCTGCTCGATGACGCGAGCGCGGTTGTCCATGTCCTCGGAGATGCGATCATAAATCACGTTCTCCTCGGCGGTCAGGTCGCGAGACTCGGCGGCAGCTGCGTCGAGCAGGTGCTTGGCCTCTTCCCATGCAGTTGCGCGCAGTTCGGTCTGGCGCTTCAGGTATTCGGACATCAGGGTGATCCTTTCAAGAATCAAAAGTGTGGTCTAACGGATGTTCCGAGCGGCTCCGCATCGGATGCGCCTGCCGCGGCTCCGCAGATCAGACAACCCCAATGGTAACAGCGCGAAAGTACGTCTAGACGCGCGAGAACAAAAGATCAAGTTGCTTGCGCTTCATGTCCAGCGAAGCCTTCGCCTCATCACCGATCGAAGTGTCGGCGCGCAACTTCTGCACGACCGACTCGATCAGCATCGCCGCGTCGTCGTCAAGCGTTTCGCCGGCTTCGAGTTTCGTGATCGCCGCGTCGAGCAGACCAGCGTCAGCACCCGTCGCGGCGGCGAGGTTGTCAAGGCTACGGACGCCGGCGGTCGTCGCTCCGTAGGCCGGGAAGGCCGTCACGATCGACACCTCATGCAGACGCACCTCGCGCAGTTCGCGCGTCGCACCATCCGGCGACCACGTATCGCCACCACTCGGAACGCTGAAACCAAACGACATCGAGTCAACATCTCCCCGACGAATCAGGTAGGCAAGATCCTTGCCGTCCGTCGTTTCTGGAAGATCAGCCTCAACGCGCAAGCCGTGAGAATCCTCCGACAGACGCAGGGTACCCGCGCGCTTCGACGCCAGCACGCGCGTCGTGTCGTGGTTCACAAACATCTTGATCTCGTTACGCGATCCCAGCGAATTAGCAAACGCGCCCGGAGCGATCCGCTCGATGAACGGCAACGGCTCAGAATCAGAATTGAACACGGCAGCGTAGCCCGTGAAAGCCATCCCGTCACCTTCGCCGAGGTCGCGTAACTCGAACTCGTTGACGGTGATGCGACGTGTCTCGACGGCAGTAGTCATAGGGTCAATGGTAGCACCGCGCATCGCGTCACCTTCCTCGGCTTTGATCGCCTCGGCTTTCCGAGCGAACCAATCCATCGCCGGCTGCGGATCTAGCGCGTCAATGCCCCAAAGGTAGAACGCTACCGCGCCAGCGCCGGGGAATCCCTCAGCCTCGGGATCACGGTTATCTTCGGCGTCGAGATCGACCAGGTGCCGAGCAGCCCACGCGTTCGTCCTGATTACCTTGTCTTCGGACACTTCACCGTCAGCCATGAGGCGAGCCTCGCGGATCGTGCGATCGACAACACCATCGCCAGAGAGGCCAGCCTCGTGATACTCCAAGCCGCGCGCGGCGGCTTCGATGATGTATTCGGGAAGCATCAGATCGACCACACGCGCGTCGAGCTCGCGCGTCGACTTCGGATGCCCCTCGGGCAGCAGATCAAAATCGGAAATATACGCAGGATTCTCCGGGCGCCCTCGGCGCAGCAAATACAGGAAAGCATTGACACGCGCCATCGACCAGGCAGCACGCGAAATGCCGGGACGATGACTAGTCGAATACGCGCCCGATCCGCGACGATAGACGGCAGCGAGTTGTCCGAAGGTCGTGCGTGTGTACGCCGGACGATCATCCGCTTCCATCGCGTCGTTGTGTTCCGTGACTTTATTGCGTAGCGCCGTTTCCGTCGTCGCGCCTAACTCAACATCGCCGCCGGCGCCGGATGCCGAGCCGGGATCGTTCGCGTCCGAGCCGGTGATCTGGTCCTCGGCTGGTGCTGGCGCGCGATACGCCTCGCCCGCGTCGTCGGCGTCGTCTTCGTGAGGCTGCCAAGCGTTGCAATAATAGGCGCCGTTGACGTACTCGTCCCAACGTTCACACCAAGCCTTGTCGCCCTGCACGTTCGACTCATCATAGAAATGACAGTTGCCGCAGGCTCGCCCTTCGGGAACGTCCTCGGCGAGCGCCGGACGATAGTTCTCAGGCAGGGCGCGTTCGCCTCCCGGCTCCAGCCCTTCCTTCAGCGAGATCGCCACCATCTGATCGATCGCCTCCTGTTTGGTGCCGTGACAATGAATCACGATCAGCTCCCCGCCTTCGTCCTCTTTCACCGTCGCCCATCCCGCGCAGGTCGGCTCTTTGTCGCTAATGAAGTAAGGCATCCTTACATCCTCTGGATCATCACGCTGACCGAGTTCGTATTCGCCGCGATCCCCCACAATCCCTCGCCAGGATTGAGCGTGATCTGACGCTCCTCTTTGCCGTCTAGGTGAATGCCGGTCGAAGTCGTCACGCCAGAATCGCCAAGAAAAACTTGCTGGCTCGACTC